ACGATTCATCAAAATAATCACCAGGAATAAATGACACAGGAAAATATGTTCCCGTTAATCTATTCGCTAATGTAACCGAAGCAGATATTGGGTTTTCAGGTACGGTAATTCTCCAATTTTTTGTAAAAAATGGTTGTTGACCTGTGGCAACCATACTTGCACTAAACGGATCCTGTAATGAATCTAAATTAACCCTACCAACAGTCGCTTGTAATAATTCACTTGCAATTCTATCTTCAAATAAACTTTTAAGTTGTGCTGCACCAATTTTTGCCAAATAAGTGTCTTGAGATAACGGACCATTACTTCCGTTTGGATTATCACTAAAAATTATCTCGTATGGAGAATAGGATGAGGTTACAAATGTTGTGGGATCCCAATATGGTGTATACATTTTAGGATTACCAACTACATCGGTTATAATAACTAAATCTTTATAACCACCTTCAGGTCCATAAATGTTTTGTACGTATGCCGCATCAATATAAAACTCATTAACTAAATCTAATACTGTATCAGTAGGTGCGTATGGTCCTGAATTTGATTCCACAGGTAGTGGTGCTCCAGGTACAGAATATTTTCCATCATAACCACCTTCAGGCCCATATTCATTGAGTGAATATAAACTATTTGCAAGTTGGTTTGTAGAAATTAAACCATTTGGTGAGTCAATAACATTTGCAACAGAAAGATTAGTCTCGTAATTAACACTATTACTACTAGGAGAATAAGACCCTGGTACAGAATATGGTTGTAAATTACGGGCCAATAATATATCCCTAAAATTTGACGAGGACGCAAACGATAATGTACTATCCGACATACTTTTTTATTAATAAATACCTTGAGAATTTTTTTATAGAAAACATAATTTTAAGAATTTTCTATTATTTTTTTGTAAGAAGTCCTTCGTTTGAACTTGATACCCATTTCTCATATGCTGCTTTCTTATTAGGGTCTTGTAAAAACTTGTCCATGTATTTATTCCAAGCGGCTTCTTCTTGAGCGCTCATTCCATTTCCACCAAATTCAACTGTATGTTTAACCTCACCACTAACTTGTGTTTTTGTTTCCACAGGTGTACCTTTTGTGAATTGATCAATAAGTGATTGTATTTGTGTTGCAAATGGTGAAGACGGATCCATTACTATTTGAGTTGGTTGTACGCCAAGTGGAGAATATGTGTTAGTTACCTCATTAATTATATCTGAAGCAGTTTTAGTTCCAACATTTCCAGCTCCTTTTATAAGATTACCCCCAATATCAACAAGCTCATCTTTTACTTTAGTTAAAGTTGCGGCAACTGATTCCAAACTAGATTCACCTTTAAAAAATTTAATTAATTCTTCTTCTACAGGACTAATAAGTCTTGTTGATGCGTCTCTAACATTTCCAGTTGTTATATTTTCAGTTACATTTGTTGCTAGTATTGACTGAGTTTTATTCATAACATTATAGAACCTATCCATTGTTGGTGTAGATGCCTTACCAAGATTTACTGCCGTTTTAGCGGAATTTAAAGAGGTGTTAATTCGTTCTAAAGCAGTTAATTGATCTAAAGCAATTTCTTCAATTGTTTTATTTTCATTTGATTGTTGTTCTTTTAATTTAGTGATTTGATCGGCGGTTAAATCTTTAACATTAATATCATCCATTTTACCCGTAATATCATTTCTAATCTGAAGTACCGCCTCACCATCTTTCATTTGAGCCATATTAGCAATTAACATCTTATCCTCTTCGGACGATGCTAAACTTGGAAATTTAATTTTACTCATCTTCATATCCAAATCAGCACTTTTAATTGACATATTCGCCAATTCTTCACCAGTCATACCCATCGCTTGTGCAACTTCTCTTAACCTACGTTTTGCACCAGGTAAAATTTCAAAACCTGACCCGTCAGCCTTTAATTTGGTAAATTCTTTAGAAATATTAATCATTTCTTTTTGTAATGCCTCAGGATCATTTTGAGCTAAATCCATCGCCTTTAATGGATCTAATAATGCACTACTTGCAACACCTAAACGTTGTAATTCTGCTGACATCTCAATTGCCTTTTCAGGTGACATTAATTTTTCCGCAAGTTGAAATGTTTTATCCATACTAATCCCTAGCATGGTTGCTTGTGATGCCATTTTAGCTAAACCTTTAACACCATTATCAAAATTAAACATATTTAATTGTTGTAGATTTTTAACAACTAAACCTGAAACTGCCTGTACATTAACACCAACACTTTTAGCGTAAATTGCAACTTCAGCCATTTTATCGCCAACATCATATAATGAAATACCAACCCCCTTAAATCCTATCGCTAACTCACCTACACTTGTACTAGTTACCTTAGCTGCCGCTGACATATCAACAAGTGCCTTTGTACCTAAAGAAGTGTTAATACCCAACTCTTTTGGTATATTTGTCATATTAACTAATGCGTCACTTTGTGTAATTCCAAGTTTGAGCATTTCAGGTAATGCGTCGGCAATTGTTGTTTTCATTTCAGACATTCTAGCCTGACCAAGACCCAACGAATTTGCCATCTGTTGAGAGGCGTCTCTTAAAAAATCGGCTCCTTCAAAATTAGCCGGATTCGCAGCAGTTTTAAAATCCGTAAGTACTTGAGTTAAAGCCACCCCATCTTCCTTAAGGGTTTTAAGATTAGTTATATTAAGATCAGTTATATATTGATTGTCTGTTCCTAAGTCACCAGTCAAACTAGCAGAAGATTTTTTTTTGTTTTTTTCAATTTGCTCATCAGCACCATCTTTCTTTGCGGTTGTTTCAAGCGCCTTTAATGCTGCTAGTAAAGCGGCACCTGTCAATCCAGCGTCATATATTTCTTGTGCAGATTTGAACCCCATAATTAGTTTTTACTATAAATATTAAGTATTAAGTTTTAGGCGTATTTTCCTCTACGATCTTATCTAAGAGATATCTTCTAATGTATGTTGGAAGTTTTAAGAAATCGTCATACGATGTTCTCAAGAATTTTGCCAAGTAATAAAATTCGTCTAATAAAAATTTTGAGTGATTAGAAGAAAGGCCGAAAAAACTCCACCCCAAAGTTGATGATAACATCAACCTTTTCTCCTGATGGGGCGTAAACTGTTTTCCTTAGATCCAATCTCGGTTCGTTTTCTTTAAGGAAATTTCTTATGAATTTAGAATCACCAATTGGCATATTTTGACAAAATACGCTTATTTCATTTCTATCTGGACTACCATTTAATTCCAAAATAGTTTTATTTAATCTTGTTGTTATTGTAGGTGCGGTATATCCAACAGGGTATGAATCAATTATTTTAGCAATTTCAATGGTATCATATAAACTTAACATTTTAACTTTAACATCCGCCTTTGATTGTGGTAATTTAACCGTAAATGTACCATCTTCATCAGGTTGTACTTTTGGTCTTGTTAAATTTAGCTCATCCAACATAATAGACGTTTCAAATGTTTGACCATTAGATGGGTCAATCGTTGTAATTCTATATTCAGGACCAAACGATGTGTTACGTAAAAATAAAAGGATTGCTTCAATATCACTTTCCAATAATTCTTCAGGTCTAAGGTCTTTTTCGTAAACTTTATTTCTTAATAAAGGTAATACAACACTTTCATTAATTGATTTACGTGAATCAATATTAACTAAAATATTTTCATCACTTGCGGTTAAGTAACCAACCTTAACACTTTTCTTTTTTGATTTATAGAATAAACCACCTGAAGGTAGTGTCACCACATCATGTGGTAAGTTAAAATCCATTTGCCCATGAGCAGCCGTGTCTTGATCCATTTTTTTTATATTTTTTTAATTTATTATTGCACAAAAAACCGTATACATCATAAATGTACACGGTTAATATTAAAAGTAAATTTTTTTAGTATACTAATATACAACGATCCATACGAATATTTGAAGAAATTCCTGCAATCTTATCAGAATCATATGATAATGCTCCACCATCATATCCTGTTAACCAAGCTCCTTCCAAAATCCATTTCTCAACAACAACTCCTGTAGGGTCTAACATTTCCAAATCCACATTTTTCTTGTATCCTGCAGCATAACCCATACGACCTGTTACAGACTCCGCACATAGACGAATCCATTCCATAACCGCTTGAGACGCTGAAGGTCCGATTGGATCTCTAAACTTAACCGAAAGTTCTTCCCAGTTGAATCTACCCGCAACATATGTTGAAGTATTTAAGAACTGAATTTCAGTTGCGGCGATTTTTAATTTAGGTCTCGCAGTACTTTCCACATACCACTCATTAATTCCAAGTGATGAAGGGAACCTTAAAATCCAACGATTTTCTCTTTTTGGTTCGTAAGGAATTGGCATTTTCATTAACAAATCAGCCATAATTATTTATTTTAGTTTTTAGTTTATTTTAGTTTTTTATTATAAATATCACGATAATGAATTTTTTCTATTTACTTACATTTTTTTTGAACATATTCTTATACTAGACCAGACAAACTAGTTAATATAATTTCTTTTGTCCTCCTGCAGTTAAATAAGTCTTTAATATATTATCTTCTTTTTTATCAAAATGTTTCTTCATAGTTTCTACATTTCTTACATCGTCATCTGAAAAACCAATAAATGGTGTAAAGTAGTTACTAATCTTGTTCTTCATAAATGCCTTTTGTTGTAATGAATGTGATAAGTTTTTTACATAACCCACAAATTCTTCCATTGCATCTATTTTTCCTTGTTCGGGGTTAGTTGCAGAACCATCTCCGAAAGACACAGGGTGAAAACGACACATATCTAAGTAAGATCGTATTAGTTGATCTTTAGATAATTTATCTTCATCCGCTAAATCTCTATACTTTAAAAGATTTTTTGCCAACTGATTTGAATCCAAACCATATTTATTCTGTTTAATTAATCTATAAACCCCCTCTTTTAATATAGAAGGTGTGTGTCCTCTTGCGGTAACAATAGCGAATATTGAACCATTATTAACTGCCTCCACAAAATCATCCCATGCCGGTCCTGTTGGTGCTGACATTACATCCGTTATAAATTGTTTGTCTCCTGATACCCTGAAATCTCTGAAAGGTTCTTCATCAAAAGATACTATGGTGTGTCCCTTATATTCAAAAGGTTCTTCACCAATATCAGTTCTATATTCCGCAAAATCTTCAGTTGACATTCCAACACTTTTACCTTTATCATCTTTAAGATATATTTTTGTTGGCATAAACATAAGATTATCATCCCAGTCAAAAGCGTAATATTTCATTACGGGTGTTTGTTTTTCCTGAATAATTTCGTTGATAATTTCTTTAACAATAATTTTGTGGTAATCTTTCATACACTAATAAATATTAGTAAAATAAAAAAAGGGGAACGAATTCCCCTTTTCCTTTAAAT